TGGTTTAGGCGACGCTTACATTTAAAGGTCATGTTGCTTATGGAAATATAAGCGGTTGTGGCTTTTTTAGTTGGGGGCTTGTAACTGGTTTGAGGCGGTCAGGATTGACCTGTTTTAGCCCCATAAAATCAGTAAGATATACCTAAGCTTGAAAAAGCTTACACAGTTATCCCGTGAATCAAAACCCACATCAACCTAGGTGTGGGTTTTTTATTTTAGGAAATATTTTATGAGTGGTTTTACTAAATTGGACCTGTCGAAAGTTCCCGTTCCAGATTTGTTTAAGTCGCTCGATTTTGAACTTTTATATGAACAGTTAAAGGCCCAATTTCTACTTGATAACCCACAGTATAAAGCGGCGCTTTCATTGGAAAGTGATCCGATTGTACTGCTTTTACAAACCCTAGCTTATCAACAACTATTACAATCTCAAAGTCTCAACGATGCGATTCAGGGTAACATGCTGGCCTCAGCGCAGGGCAATGATTTAGATGCCATTGCTGCGAGGTACAACATAGCGCGAAAAGCGCAACCGCAGGAATCAGACAACGCCTTTAGGCAGCGTATTCAGCTAGCATTTAATGGCTTGAATACCGCAGGAAGCAGTGAATCATATATTTTTCATACGATGTCTTGTGATGCTGACATTAAGGATGTCTCGGTGCAGAGCCCTGAGCCATGTGATATCGAATTGACGGTTTTGAGTCATGCAGACAATGGTCGCCCGAGCGATACGCTAATAGAAACTGTTCAACAGTATTTTGCGGCTCAAGGAAGAGCGCAACCCAAGGTGAACGAGCACGCCTCTAAAGTAAGGCCATTAGGAGATAGAGTGACGGTTCATAAAGCTGCGATTAAACCCTTTTCGGTTCAAGCTGAGTTGTCGGTTCTCTACGGTCCATCAGGTGAAGCATTAGTACATACTGCGAAACAAGCTGTCATCACGTATTGTCAATCTAGGCAATTCATCGGCAAAAAAGTAACGCGCGCGGGGATCTATGCAGCGCTTCATCAATCTGGAGTTGAAGATGTGACGCTGGTAAGCCCCGTTGAAGATATTGTGACGTCTGCTACAGAAGCGCCTTATTGTGCGTCGGTTTCAGTAACCATGGAAAATGTCTATGAGTAAGTTACTGCCCCCAAACGCGACAATATTAACTAAAGCGCTGTGTGAGATGATAGCGTCAGGTAATTCGGTCCGCCGGTTATTGCGCTCATTACTTAAACTGAATACGCGTAGCGATGCTCAGTTGGTCTGGCTGGCAAAATTATGCAAAGTACAACCGAGTGAGGTACTTGCCGATCCAGCCTGTTTAGAGCAATGCCAAACAACACAATTAATCGCACTGATTGATGTGCCTGAGTTTTGTAGTATTAATCAGTTACATGAAATAGCGGCGCAAATCCCAATTGAGCAGTGGAGCACCGCGGCGTCCGAAAGTGAAAAAAGGACTTTGGTGAAGTCAGCCTGTGTTCGAAATGATGCAAGATTACTCATCTCAAGCCTTTGGAATCCATTTCTTTGTCCTACTGAGTTGTTACCATGGCTCGCTTGGTCCGTATCTGTTGATGAATGGGATGAAGCATGGAGCGAACCTCTTAAAAGGCAAGTTATTGCAGATGCCTTTGCTGTTCACCAAGTGAAAGGCACCCCTTATGCGCTGCAAAAGGCACTCGATAGTCTCAATATTAAAACAGAAATTAGAGAATGGTGGCAGGGCGATAATCCAGAGGAATTAGCCCGAGGCACGGTTCAGGTCTGGGCACTGATTAACAGCAATTTGGATGAGCATCAGCAAGGAATGCTGACCCCCCAAATGTTAAAGCGTGTGCGTCGCATTGTCGAGTCTGTTAAACGCGGGGCTATTCATATTGATGTGCAATTGGGGTTGGCATTTTCAGAAGGCTTTGGAGTGGCAGGCGCTGCTTCGACTGCGATTTTACAACGTGCAGATGCGCCCATTGGTGTGGGGGTTAAGCCGCCAAATATGGCGCAAAAAAACGCACTTAGTGGCGCACAAGGCACACTTCAGTCTGGGCACTATGCGATCTCAGGTAAGGGTGTTGTACCACCGCATTCTAAAGGTTCAACTCATCTTTCTGGAGTGTCAGGGTTAAATCAATCTGGACACCTCTCAATTGCAGGTAAGGGAGTGGTACCACCTCAAACCGCGGGTTTTAATTCGATTTCGGGCATAACAAATACACATCAATCTCAACATTTAGCGATTTCTGCGACAGGGGTAACACCTGGAAAAATAATTCGTGGATGTGGCTTGGTTGGCGTTATGGCCAGCTGCCGTACTTCGAGTATTCATGTTGCTGGAAATGGAGTGTTACCTGATTGCGTTACTGGGAATGAGCATTTAGTTAGCGCTACTCGGCAAATAATTTTTCAACATTTTAACTTACAAGGAGCCGCTTAATGTCTGCATTAACGCTGCAGTTTACCCAAGTAGGCTTAGATGCTTTATTGGTGGCAAAAGCCAATGGTAAAAAAGCGCAAATAAGCCATATGGCGTTTGGTGACGCAAGCTATGCACCAGCTCAAACGCAAACAAGCTTGCAAAATCTTAAAGAACTTCAGCCTATTCGTGATGATAATTATGAAACGGATGAAAACCATCAAGTTACGGTGGTGGCTTTGTTCGATAAAAAGATATCAGCCCCCGAATATGCGATTCGAGAAGTGGGTGTGTTTATTCAAATAGACGAACCGGTTGGCAGTAACGACAACCTGATCCTGTTGGGTGTTTATTCTGAGCCTAATCGCACTCTTGGCTACAGAACACCCGATGTAAAAATTTTACAAAGTGTGACTTTGAGCCTTGCTCAACTTCCATCTGATAGCGTAGAGATAAAGCCGGGCATTGATAACTTTAATGTGTTGCTAGACAACGAACTGGCTGATTTAACTTTGGTGCAATTGGACACCATACACCGTCAATTAAATCAAGAGCTTAGACTAATAGCATTGGAAAATGCACAATCCTAAATTAGAGAGAATCCATGTCAAACGAACATACAACAATTACAGAAAAATTGGCAGCTGTGGTGACGCGTTCTAATGCGCTATGCAACACAGTTCAAGGTCAAATTGATAATATTAACTCAACGCTTAACACTAAATCAGCTGAAGTAGATTCTAAAGTCACACAAGCAAAAAGTGACTTGAATACTCATTTTACCAACCTAAAAAATGGCATTGTAGAGACAATCAATGGCTTAGATGTTTTCCAAGAAGGCTTGATTAAGCGATTTGCTTTTAAATCGACGTTAAGTGCCGGTGGGTATACGGGGGCATCTGATGGTCCTGATTCGAGTTTCCCTACATGCGCCAACCCACAACCGCCATATTACATCAATTTAATTGAGTTCGATGCACAAAATGTCGGAGAGAGCTTTGGTTATGATGGTGATACTTTTAACTGTGACTTTGTCATGGCGCACAGAGGCATGGCCTCTTATGGTGACCATATTGTTATTAATGGAACATCACAACAAGACTGTGTATCTGCGCAGATTGAAGTGAAGAAGGTGATGACCAGTGGTGCAATTAGTGTGTACATCTCTGAGCCAGACGAAGAACCTCGTGAAATACCAATTACTACTGCAGATGTGGGAAAAACTCTAACTGTGTTCTTTAGACAAATAAGCAAAGGCTATGGCAATGGTCGCGCTAGAGTAACTTTGAAAGTAGACACTCGCCCACATTGTGGCTCGACACGTGCTTTCTTAGCCAAATGTGAATACAGCTCAGTGAATGGTCGCCCTTGCGCTGACAGAATTTCTCAAACTGCGCCAACTTGGGAGCAATAATCTATGGAAAATAATGTGGTAACTGAGCCTCATGGTGAAGACATATCTTGGGTGACGGTGAGATCGCAGCGTGATAATTTGCTGGCTGAATCAGATTTAATGGTATTGAGAGCGCTTGAAACTTCTCAAATGGTACCTACGGCTCTTGTTGAATATCGCCAAGAATTACGTGATTTACCAGATAGCTTTGCCAGCCCTGAAGAGGTGACTTGGCCCCAACTAGCTGAGTAAAGATAAACATGATATGGCTTTGATATTCACATAAAGCCGTTAAAGAATAGGATTTATTATGTCTGACGATACGATGAGCATAACTGAACGACTCACTCATGTTGCTGCTCGAGCAAACGCGATGAGTGAAACAGTTAATGCACATTTTGATGAGCAAAAATCAGCGAATGGAACCCAATGATAACGGAACTGCAATCAAAGAGTTCACTACCATTGGTTTAGAGTGATTCGAAGTTATCAAAGAAGCGACAATCTATGCTGCGGCCATAAACGATACAGATCACACTGGAAGGGGAGTTGCGCAAGATTTTCGTACCAATGTGTATAATGGTTATGTTAACTCTGGCTTCCATATTTTGCGTATAAAATGGAAGAGAAATGACGCCTCTCACCCTGCACGAATTGACAATAACTACTGGTTAGGGTTTCAGCAAGGAGCACTATCGACAGGATGTTATCTAAAATTAATTTCAGGCAGTGTCGAAGGCTCTATGCAACCAGTTAAAGAGTATAGCAACGGTTGGCAATTACTGGGGTACCACCAGAGAGCAGATAATCCGTCCAAATCATTTTACGGACCACATACTAAGCTAGGGCTCTCCTCATCAACGCTTGAAGAAGGAGAAGCATTGATCTGCCTATTTGGTAGTGTAAGTGGTTTTGTCGATTTCGAAAAGGCGGGTTGGGGTGTTTACCCTGAATTTGCTAGGCCAGCTGATGTATCGTCCGCTATTTCGCAACTTAGAGCTGAATTGACGCCGTAATCTAGTGCTGTGATAAGGAATAAATACTATGCAAATCAAACATAACGACACCTTGGTTGCATCAATCGGTGAAGCTTTGAATTCTGCGCAAGTAGCACAGTTTCTTGCAGTGAATGAAATTGATATTCCTGTAGATGAACTAACTCTTGAGTATTCTCAAGGTGAAGCGCTGGAAGCTCGCAGAATGGCTTACATGGTGGAGTCTGATCCGTTATTTATGGAATGGCAATATGATCAAGCTGAATCAAGCAAACAAGCTTGGTTAGATAAGGTGGCAGAAATAAAAGCGCGCTTTCCATTTCCTGCGTAACCTGTTCGGGCATTTCGTCCTTCTCGACTCACCTGTTTCCCACGAGTCACAACCATCATAAGTTTTAACTTTAAAGAGTAATTAACCTCATGCAAAGATGTACCTTAATCAATAAGGTGCTTGAATGCTTATCATCTGGACTTCAAGGGGTGGCACAAGTGGGGCTGTTAAAAGCCACACAACCCTACCCAGATCTGACGCAGCAAGCCCAACTGACAGTCAAGCTGCTAGGCGAACGTCAAGCCAGTGAACTGCAGGCAAAAGGCGCCGACAAAGGCGTGACGTATGGACCGTCGTATAACAAAAACCTCAGTCCAAATTCGCTCGATAGAAGAGTGTTGCAATTGCAGCTAGAAATTGAGTTGGAAGATGCCGATAACGCGCAGCTGTTGCAAAGACTTGACCAGTTGATAAGTCAGTGTGAGGCACTTGTGATGGTGGACGAAATGCCCACCTATTGGCAGCACTTTATTGCTGAGAAAAGTGACTTTACATTCAGTCACCAGGCTAGCACGACGCTAGCGAAAGCTTCGCTTGAGTGGGCATTTTATTATCAAGTGGAATACCCAGATGACCCGGCCGGACCTGAAGTCAAAGAAGTATATCTAGGCCCGAAAGGGGGCGAATACACGCTAATCAGCAAGACTACCACACCTGCTTAGGAGGAAATATGTTAGTTAATCGACAGCAGTCAGAACTGGCCGCCTCAGATTTACAGCATCGCTTTGCCAAGCTTATCTCTGTGGGTACAGTGGAGGAAGTGGATTACGAATTAGCTAGGGTGACAGTGCGAATAGGGGAATGGCTGACCGCGAAACTGCCATGGGTTACTAGTCAAGCAGCGCAAGACATGACGTGGCAGGCACCCGAAGTGGGCGAACAAGTCATAGTACTCTCGCCATGTGGTGATACTGCACAAGGCGTTGTTTTGGGTAGCTTATATGCGAATGCGCATCAACAACCTCATCATAAGATGACTCACGTTACTGATGCGACAAGTGCGGGCGGCAGCTTAGTGCAAGCGCTACAAGCTGTGGCACCTGAATCTAGAGAGCATGTACAGCGTACTCGTTATCAAGATGGTGCCATAGTTCAGTATGACCGTGAAAAGCATGCTTACGATATTTTTGTGCCTTCTGGGGAAGGTGAAGTGCCCGCCAAAATCAATATTTACTCAGGTGGAGACATAAACATCGAATGCCAAAACAATGCATCGGTTCATGTGGGTAACAATGCTGACGTGAAAGTTTTGGGTGAAACACAGGTCTTGGGTGAAAAAAATGTGTCTATTACTGCACTTGAAGCACTCAATCTACAGGGGAAGTCAGTGAATATTACCTCAACTGATGATGGTACCAACATTGTTGCGAAAAAAGGCGCAATGGCAATCACGACTAAGCAAGGTGGGGTTACAGTAACCTCTGAAGCAGAAGCGCTCGTAGAATCAAAAGCTGGAATGGCGGTGAAAGCTTTGGGTACTTTAAAGTTGGATGGTGCGACCATCGCCGCTCAAGGAGGATAAATTATGCCTGCAATTTCAGTTGATGGCGCAATTACAGATGTTCATGCTAACTATGCACCAGGCACCATTTCGGCGTCCGGCCCGAAGTTTACTGTCGGTGGCGTGGATGTTTTGCGTGAAGGTGACAGTGTAAGTGACCATGTGTATATACCTGACCCTAAAGTGAAGCATTCAGGGATGGTTGTTTCTGCTGGTGCGCCCTCTTTTACTATTGGTGGAAAAGCGGTTGCAAGGTTGGGAGATCCCACTAACTGCGGTGGAAAAATTGCTGTTGGCGTGGGTAGCTTTACTGTAGGGGATAAATAATGATTGGCATGAATGCCGAAACAGGCAAACCTTTGGGTGGCGTTGCGCACCTAAAGCAAAGCATTCGCGATATTGTGACGACACCACTGGGCAGTCGCGTTATGCGACGAGACTATGGGTGTGGTTTATTTGAACTATTAGACAGCCCATTTTCTCATAATTTAGTGGGTGATATTACAATGTCGATAGCCACTGCTCTAGACAAATGGGAACCACGCTTTCGCTTGGAGGGAGTATCTGTACACCCAGCAGGTGAGGGCAAATTAGATATTACGATTGAGGGCCTTTACCTCATAAATAATGAGCCGGTCACCATAGAGGGGATCAAGCTCTAAAGTAACATCGTTGACTTATTGTTCAACTATTTCTCAAATTCTTATCTCTGCTCCAAATAAAGCAGACATAAATTCAACTTAAGCCATGTTAACGCACTTGAAAAATCAGGATGCGTAGCATGGCTTTTTTATTAGCTAATTGACATACCTTTAAAGGAGATATCTATGTCGCAATTTCTACACGGTGTAGAAGTCATCGAGGCGCAATCTGGCACGCGCCCTATTAAAACAGTAAAAAGCTCAGTAATCGGTCTGATCGGTACTGCTCCGGCAGCAGATGCTGATAAGTTTCCACTTAACACACCGGTTTTAATTGCTGGTAAACGCGCTGAAGCTGCTTTGTTGGGAACAGAGGGTACTCTACCTACTGCTATCGACGGTATTTTTGACCAAGCGGGCGCAGTAGTCGTTGTTGTTCGTGTTGATGGTGCTGATGAAAATGCAGTTATGACTAACATCCAAGGCGGCGTTGCTGCTGACGGTGGCTACGAGGGTGCATATGCATTCTTGGGTGCTGAGTCTGTATTAGGTGTTACGCCGCGTATCCTAGTGGCTCCTGGCTATACTCATCAACGTCCTTCTGGCGCTGCAAACCCTGTTGTTGCAGAACTAGTGGGTATTGCTGAGCGTTTACGTGCAGTTATCATTGCTGATGGTCCAGATACTAACGATGCAGACGCTATCACGTACCGTGGTGATTGTTCATCACGTCGTATCTTCATAGTTGACCCTCATGTAAAAGTATTCAAAGAAGGTGTACTAGTTAACGAACCTGCATCTGCTCGTGTTGCGGGTATGATTGCTAAGTCAGATAACGACCGTGGTTTCTGGTGGAGCCCAAGTAACACTGCAATGAATGGCATTGTTGGTACGGCTCGTCCAGTTGACTTCCAGCTTGGTGATAAAAAAGCACGTGCTAACTTACTAAACGAAAAAGAAGTTTCAACAATCATTCGTCAAAATGGTTTCAAGCTATGGGGTAACCGTACGTGTTCTACGGATCCTAAGTGGGCTTTCCTATCTGTAGTACGCACAGCTGACATGATTAATGATTCGCTACTTCGTGCACATATGTGGGCTGTTGACCGCAACATCACTTCAACTTACATCAAAGACGTCACTGAAAGTGTTCAAGCTTATCTTGATAGCTTAAAAGCACAAGGAGCAATTCTAGGTGGCCAAATTTGGGCTGATGAAGACCTAAATACGCCTGAAAATATTCAAGCGGGTAAAGTGTACTTTAGCTTTGACTTCACGCCACCAACACCAGCTGAGCACATCACGTTCAAGAGCATTCTAACTAACAACTACCTAGAGGAAATCGTATAATGGCAATGTCTCCAAAAATCCTAAAGAAATCAAAGCTGTTTGTAGATGGTAAGGGTTACCTTGGCGTTGCAGACGAAATTTCACTACCAAAAGTGACTGTCAAAACACGTGAAGTAACTTCAGGCTTCCAAGCGCCAATCGAGTTAGATGTTGGCCAACTAGAGAAGTTAGAAGGTTCAATCACGTTACTTGAGTACAACGCTGATGTACTTAAGCTTCTTGGCGATTGGGGTGGTACAGGTAGAACTATTAACCTAACTGCACGTGGCGCTATCCAGAAGCAAGGTGCTGCACCTGAGCCTGTAGTTGTTACTCTTCATGGCTTCTTCAAAGAAGTTGACATGGGTAGCTGGAAAGACGGCGAAGAAGCGAAAATGACGCTGCAATATGCTGTTCAAAAGTACAAGCTAGAAGTTAACAACGAAGTTATCTACAACATCGACCTATACAACGATATCCGCGAAATCGCGGGTGTTGACCATATGGCGAACCTACGCAAGACAATCGGAGCGTAATCTATGACTGAAATCATTAAACTGACTTTCCCTGTTACGGTCGATGGGCATGAGTATGCAGAACTAAATATGAGACGACCTAAAGTGCGCGATCGGTTAATGGTTGATAAAGCGGATATCAGTGAATCAGAAAGCGAAATCCGTTACTTCTCACATCTGTGTGAAGTGTCTCCCGATATCATCGAAGAACTAGACTGGAGCGACTTTGTAAAGTTGCGTGAGGCGCTCCAGGCTTTTCTCGTATCCCGCCCAAGCGTCTAAAAGCAATGGTGATTGCCCTGGCTAAGTACACAGGGTGGGGCTTGCAAGAACTCAATGCGCTGACCGAGGATGAACTCATCGAGTGGTTCGAGGCAGCAATTGATTATAAAGAAGCGACAGAGGCGGGGTAACCCGCCTTTTTTTCACCAGCGCAAGTTTGATAGCTCAAGGACTTAAGCGCAGTTTTAGGGTCTTGAGCTATCAACCTTGGCGCATTGCAACCTGTTGTAGTGCGCAATCAATAAATTCCCGCTTATTTCTCTTCCTAGGTATTATTATGAAACATCACGAATCGTCTGTTAAAGACCGTTCAAAGAACAAAGTAAAGTACCGCCTTCCTAAGCAGGATCAGGTTGATCCGAATGTTCAATTAGGCAGTATGCTGGCTAATTTAGTCAAAGCGCAAAAGCCTTTAGATACTAACGCATTACAGGCTGTAATTTCGCAATTGGCGAATGTTAATGTAAATCAGTTGCTTGGTAGTACCAGTCAAGTAATTTCAACGCATTTGACGCAGTTTGCAACTGCACAGGCGAAGTCTAATCATGCAGTGACACAGAGCGCGCAGGTGCTAGCTGCGGCGCAAACTGAGCAAGAATCAGGCACTTTTAAAGCACAAGTAGATGCCAAAATTGGTGACGGTACTGGCCTAAGTGGCGCTATCAAAGCGCTGGCTCAGCAAGTTTCAGCTTTGGATTTTCAACAGTTGCAAACAGCAGCGAGTAGCGACTTAGCGGAGTTACAAGTTGCGCTCCCTAAATTATTCGACAATTTGCCGCTCAATGCTTTGAGTGAATCTTTGGCGACTGCCACAGCTCAGGTATCGAGTTCAGATGCGCAGAGCACACTGGCTTTGCAGTTAGACAGTATTCAACAAGCCGCACCTGTATTGGTCGATGCGCTTGGTATGACACAGTTTAATGGGTACCTTGATAGTGCGACTAAAAGCTTATCACAGAGCAGCAATAATGCGGCATTTAGTCAAGACTTAAACACTTTTGTTCAAAGTGCGCCAAAAGTACTCGACTCATTGGGTATGCATGACGCGAGTGCGATTGTTGAACAAACACTTCCTGCTATCTCCTCAGTAAATGTGAAAGACGTACTAGCAGGGGATCTGACGAGTTTAGTCAGTGCCGCTCCAAAAATTTTGAATGCATTTGATTTATCTGATGCGGCAAAAACGCTAGAAGGTGCACTCCCGCTAGTTGAGGCACTCAATGTTAAAGAAATCTTTAGCGGTGACTTATCAAGTTTAGTCGATGCAGCACCAGAGGTACTCAACGCACTCGATATGTCTAGTGCGGCGCAAACACTCGAAAATGCGCTGCCAGCACTTCAGCAAGTCGATATTTCTGCGGTAATGGCAGGGGATTTGAGCAGTCTTCAAGAGGCAGCCCCCGAACTACTTAAAGCGGTTGATCTCTCCGCAGTTCAGCAAACTTTAGCGCAACATATCCCAGCTCTCTCGCAATTGGATCTTGCTGGTGTGATCGATGGTGATTTAAGCCAAGTCGTTGACATCGCACCTGAGCTACTTAGAACTGTTGGGTTTGAGCAGGTATCAACGACGTTGAATGCTGCCTTACCGGCATTAAAGCAGCTAGATTTAAAAGGCATTGCCAGTGGCGATGTATCTAGTTTGATGCAAGCTGCGCCAGATTTACTGGCATCGGTGGGTCTGAATGAGGCATCCGAAACACTCGGAGCGGCCTTGCCAGCA